CTTGTCGACCCGGCAATCATCAGTTCTGATCTCACTAATGCGACTGACTTACTGACGCACGATACCATGGCCGCCACGTGGCACGGTTTATTGGACGGACTCGAGTCGTCTCTTCCTGGCGACTGTCAACATGTACCCGACTGGGTCAGACAGTTCGTCGTGGAGAAATGGGCGGCGCCTCATGAGTTAGAGGTCCCTGGTCATGGTACGGTTGTTACGACCCGTCACATGCCCATGGGAAGTCCTCTTTCATTCATGACGCTCTGCTTAACCCACTACATCGGAGTCACGTTAGGACAGCCAGGTGTCCGAGGAAATGTCGTCAACTTCCCATTTATGGTGAGAGGGGACGACTTCATCGGCCTGGTTCCCAAGCGTGAAACCTACTTTCAGAATATGGAGAAAATGGGCTTTGTCCTGAATAAGACGAAGACCTTCATCCATCCTTCCGGAGGTGTCTTTGCGGAACGTGTCATTCACGTGACATTCCGTGATCAAGACAACTTCGTTAAACCTCCCTCGAGGTCCAGGCCAATGGCTGACATCGCGACCTTCAGCAAGAAGGCTATCGCTCTGCTTCAGCCGACCCGGAGTTCCTCGAGCTACACCTACAAGGTCCCGATTTCAGTGTTCCTGGTCGAGGACGTGCCACTGCTCGGGCTGGTGAAGATCCAGCACGGTCAGTCCGTTGGCAGTCCCCTGCGTATGCTCGGAACCTGGTATGAGGGCATTTTCCGAAGGCCAGTCTATACACGGGGTGAACACGACCGCGTCTTCTCCTCCGCATACGTGCGGAAACGGGAGAAGATCATCGGTACGATCATGACCTCGTGTCACTATAAACTGGTAACCCAGGCACGAGAGATGGGAATTCCACTCCACGCTCCACTGTGCATTGGTGGTGCAGGGATACCCGACAAGAACGGAAACCTGGCTTTACCCAGGACCGGCAAGATCGGGCAAAACCTTGCCCACCTGTACGTGGTACGTGGGTCGAATCGCGCGGATATTCAGAAGGCTCACAAGGCCATGCTGAACATTGTCCGACGACTAGACGGTGGACCCGAACTCTCGTTTAGGGAGGAATTTCAGGATTCCTATTGGGTAGGAGTGGGACCAAAGGTTCCCGGAGGACAGGGGGTAGGAGGTTCACGAGTTTGTTATCCATCACTGGACAACTCGCCCTTCTATCAACAGTCACTCCGGTCCTGGTACACCCACAAGCTACTCGGAACTCCTGAGTCCTGGGACGAACCTGTGACAGTGCAGGAGAGGTTTAGGTCTTTGACAAAGAGCACCCGTCCACTTTCCTTGAGGAAGTGGGTTAAGGGTCTTCGTCAACCCAATCTCTCTCGCGTCAGCAGAGATCGTCTCCCTAAGGGCGATGCTCTCACAGGTTGTCGTCTCCTCCTCATGAGTCTCGATTCCGTGTATGTAACACTACCAGACTGGCTTGGTGTATCCTTAATTAGATCAAGGACACCGAGTCAAC